GTCATAGACCACATAGACATCGCGCCCTTCCCACTTGATGCGGTCCAGCTCGGCCAGCATTTCCCCGCTGGAGTCGGTGAAGCTGTACACCCCGCCCAAAGCCACCACAGTGAACCCGGCAATGCAGCCAGTTATGGCCTTGGCCTCGCCCTCGGTGATGATCAGGGGATATTGAGCGTCTCCCAAGATCAGGGGCCAGTCAGCCCCGGGCCAGAAATAGGGCGCCACTGGCGTCCCCTTGGGCTGGGTGTAGCGAACCGGCTTGTGCTTGGTAAAGCTCGCATGCTCCTTTGGGTCAGCTCCCAGCCAGCGAATGCGGGCATAGGGCAGCACAACACCGCCCCGGGTGAAAGTCCGGTAACTGTGGTCTGGCATGTAGTAGGGGATCACGAGCCCCGGGCGGTCTGCCATGTCCTCATAAATTGTCCGCGCGCTAGGGGTGAAAAACACCCCCGCGCGCTCGGCATCGGCGGGGGTGATACCCCACCGCGCCAATTGCGCCGTGCCTAAGCTGTCCACTGTAGTCCCCTCGTTCCTTGCCCCGTCAGGCGTTGCGCAAGTCCACCCGCGCGCGCCACGCGGCCCCCTGCACCATGTAGGGGACACGCCATGTCGCGTTGCCACCTCGGCGGCTCAGTGTGGGCCGAAGCCCTTTGATACGATGCAGCAGGGTGGAGGTGTCAAGCCCCATGATCGCCACAGCGTCCCCGTGGTAGCCTGCCGCCACCTGTTGCAGCGCCTCGGCCATAGCTGGCAGCCCCGCCACCTGCCATGTGCCGAAAGCATCGGCAGGCAGGTCAGGGTCAGTGTCGGCCATGGGATCAGGCATGTCGCCTTGATACAGACGCACCCGGATCAGCCGGGGGGTGGTGCGTCTGTCATATCCTGCGGACTCTGACTCATGCCAGTCTGCAAGGGTGTTCAGATCAATCACGCCCCTCAACTGAATCTCAGCGTCAAGAGCCCCTGCGTTCAAATTACCGGCAAGATCACGCAGCCAGCTTGCGGTTTTAGTGTGGTCCATGGTGTTTGTCTCCTCTGTCCATGGTGACACGGCCCCGCAAGGCCGTGCTGCAATGGTCAGACGCGCATAGGCATGACGATAATGGTCAAGTCGCCCCAGCTCGGCTGGGTGACCGGGCGAATTTTGATCGGGTCGCCCTCAGTCGGCGTTGTGAACAAGGCGCGGGCAGAGCCCAGCCCGGTCAGCAGGTCTAGCGCCCCACACAGGTATTTGCTGCTGACACCGAGCGTTGCCCAGTCTTGCCCCAGCAGGCAGGAAAACTTGGCACTAGCCTTGGCGGCCCCACTCAATGATACCAGCCCGGCCCCCGGCTCTATCCTAACGGCATTGACTTTGTTCTCGCCCATGCTGGCCACCCGAGTCACGATCTTGCTCAGCGCAGCCGCGTCGGTGTCGAAGTGTACGGCAGTGCTGGACGGCACACCCCGGGGGTAGTCAGGGAAAGTGCCGTCGATCACCTTGGACGTGGCGGCCCAGCCCGGTGCAGACAGGATCACCCGGGTTGGGGTGATGGCAACTTGCACCGTGGTCTTGTCCTTGGGCCCCAGGATGGCCAGTAGGGCCTTGACCGTAGCACTGGGCAGGATCACCCCGGACCCCGTGTAAGGCGTCGTGGTGGTGGCCTGCACCAGCTTGTGCCCGTCAGTGGACACAGCGCGCAGGTGGCTCGGCCCCGCAGCCCCGGGCGCATAGGCGTGCAGGTAAATGCCGTTCAAGTAGTACCTCGTCACCTCGTCAGACTGTGCCCAAGCAGCCGTATGCAGCACGGCCCGCAGGTCAGCAGCAGGCATAGCAAAGCCCGTGGGCGCGGCATCGGCCTTGGTCATATTGGGCCAGTCAGCCATGGGCAGCGTCTCAACCTCCAGCTCCAGACCGTCGCAGGTGAGGCGCGCAAGCCCCGGCGTCCAGTAATCAACCCGCTCAGCCGCGTTGCGCGCGTCGGGTTTGCCCGGTGTCAGTTCACCCGGGCTATGCTGCAGGGTGACCGCAGCCCCCGCGTCAACACCCCTCACCAGCTTGGCCAGAGCGTCAGCCGGGGCCAGCCAATGCGGCCCAGACGCAGCCCCGGGGACCACGGCCGACAGCTCAAGGTCAAGGTCAGTACGGGTCAGGGTCGTTCCCTGCACTGCCACCTGCTGCAGGATGGGCAGGAATTTACCGGGCTCCACCCGGCCGATGATCGCCAGCGCGGCGCGCAGCTCGCCCGCAGTCGTCTCAAGATAAGAAAGCATTCCCTTAAGTCTCCTCTATAGCATGGATTGGCCCATGGGATGCCAGCCCCGCAAGGCTGGGCACCGATAGGTCAGACCGTGTAATGGCACTGCGGGGCCCGGTGCATCCCCAGAGCTGCAATGGCCGGGTCATCCCGCCCAAAGACGTGATAAATGCTGGCAATATCCACATGCACGGCATGGCGACAAGCCGACAAGCGCGGGGTTGCCCGATTATAACCTGTCACCAGAAACCACTGCCCCGCGTCGGTGCAGACAGTGCAAACTCCCGGCCAATGGCTGGCCCAGACGCTACCCGCCACAGGTGGGCAAGGCGTCAGCATGGCAGACCGGATTATGTCAGGGTCTGGCATGGTGCAATCCCCTCGGAATGACCACAAGGCTCGGCTCGCTGGCCAGCATATCCGCCAAGAGCTGGCGCGCGACTTGCTCTTGCTCATGGCTGGCAGTGTGGCCGGTCAACACCCGGTAACACACAGCCGCCTGTCGCGGGCAGTAGGGCACAGGCTGGCGGGTCATGGCGTCACCCCCTTGACAGCGTCCAATTGCTCTTGGCGCTTAGTCTGCACAATAACGACATAGGAGTCGGGGCCAATGCTGCCCCATGTCACCCGGTCGGGATAAAAAACACCATGGCCACCCGCAGATAACCACCCGGTGAAAATCAAGGCGGCCTCTTGCGCCATCTTGGCAGGCTCTGCCCATGCGATCACGCGACGAACGGTGCGGCCATCATCGCTTGCCCAGCCTTCCCAACACAAGGAAAACCGCGCGCCTTTGTGGTCGGTGGGGGCAAGGTACTTGACTCGGACAGTGTGGCCACTGGCCACGGTGGGAAGCGGAAACGACATAGGGGTAACTCCTTTTGCTGGCCTATGGTGACAGGCCCCGGCTGGATACCGGGGCCTGCTGCAATAGGTCAGGCGGCCACCAGATCGAGCAGAGCACCCCCTTTCCGCTCCATCGCCACCCGCTCATCCTGATATGTGATTGACTTGGCGTGCGCCGTTACGGCGGTGACAGCATCCCAAACCGTTTCCACCGGGCGTCCTTCCTCACGCTCATGGGCGGCCAGAATGGCCGTGGTTTCCGGCCGGGTGAAGCGCTTGGCCATGAACGCGGCCAGATCATCGCCCAGCTTCTTTTCCTGCGCGGCCGCGATGGTGGCCTCAATCGGCTTGGCGCTTGCAGCGCTGTACTCCATCAAGACGGGGGTGACTTCCTCGAGCCAGCGGTCAGGCGCGCTTTTCGTGTGGCGCAGACGCATTTCCTTGAACCCCTCCACCCCCCACACAATGCGGTTTTTGCAGACGTAATCGAACAGGAAAAATGCAGCGCCAATGGATTGGCTGCCAACTTCGCTGTTCCAGACAAAGAACCCCCGCGCCAGCGAACCGCCCTGACCATTGCGGCGGTTGTCCATCTCCACCCGGTTCTCCTCGTCGGCCAAGAAAACGAAAATGTCGCGGTCGCTGCCGTAGATCGTGGTATTTGCTTTGGTCACTTCGACCTGCTTGCCAAACTCACCCGGCACGCGGAAATTGCCAGTGCGGCCGTCGCCAAAACGGTCCTGCAAAGCCGACACAATGTCGTCATTCCAGATGCGGCCATAGCCCGGACCCGTAGCGGCGCGCAGCTCCACGCCGTCATCAGTCCGCGTGGCCAGCACGCCCACGTCCTCGGCGTCGCGGTTGAACCGCAAGCCGTAGTTCATGGCATCAGCCACCAAGGGCGCGGGCAGGGTGCGCAGATACCCAGCCGGGGCCTTGGCCAGCGCTGCCAACTGGCCAAAAGCCCAGTGAGTCGGGGTGACAAGGGACGTGGAGCCCTGCACCTGAATGCCGTGCATGGGGTCGGACTCCGCAGGCATGACCTGCAGTTGACGGGTTGACATGATGCCGGAACGGCTTGCCTGCCGGGTAGCGGACGTGGTGGCGCGCAATTCGTCCAGCGACAGGAAACGCTGATCAGCCGGGCGGCTGGACCACTGGGTGTTAGCGTGCATAAGGGTATCGAGTGCCATGGTGGTAAATCCTTCTAGGGTTGCGGTTAGGTGGTTGCTACTGGGTCTGGCCCATGGTGACGCCACCTTGGCGGGGTGGCGCTGCAATGGGTCAAGCTCGACAAGTAATCTGCCAACGGGTGACAGTTTCGCCATTTTTGTTCAAGGTGCGATAGCTGGAAATAGCAGGCTTGTCGCCGTCAGACACTTCACCGGTGCAGTAACATTCTGCCAGCGCTTCCTTTGCAGCATCGCGCGACTTGTGGCCATATGAATAAGTATAGGTCATGTTACAGGCTCCAAACAAGCTTGATGGTGACGACAAGGGCGATAGCGGCGGGCAAGCCAAGATTGAACAAAGCCTGTAGGTCTGTATGGTGTTGAATAAGGGTCATCTAATTCATCCTATCAATGAGTTACCGCAACCAGTGCGGCAAGGGCATATTCAGGGCGGGTTTTTTTAAACCGCACAATCGCGTCATGGCGGTCGTATGCGGCAATGAAACCTAACGTCTGGCCAGTGTAGTTATGCGATATGGTGTAACCTTGCATTGACTGATTCCTTTACGATGGCGAATCGGTGGTGTCTGTGTCTGCTACGCTACTTGAACATATGATAGCGTGTCAATAGGGCCTAGGAAGCGATAGGAAGGCCGCTGGATGGGGTCTAGATTTTGCTAGGCTAGGGTAGCGGGTGGGTGGCTAGCGGTGGTCTGGCGGCGATTTTCGGTCTGGCCTATGTGGAAACAGTCTGTTTCGTCTATATATAGTGGCGTTATGGTAGCAGAAACAATGATAGCGTTATGAAACGATCATTTATAGATTGGTCATAGGTGCTGACCTATTTTGATACCATAAATTACCATGGTGTAGCACTAAGAACTGGGAGTGCTTGGCGGGGTGAAACTGGGCAGATTTTGGGAATGTAGTTAAATCAACAGGTTAGCTCGAATTACCTGCTATTACAGTGCAATTTATTTATGGATCAAGGACCGGTTTTATCTATTAGGCAATAACAATGCTATATTATTATATTATATATATATATTAGCATTGTTTCTGTCTTTAAGATTTTTCTGTTTTTAGTTCATAAATAATAAATGATAATGATAGCACTTCCAGTTGGCGTGTTGCTATCAGATATTGAGAAGTGTTGCGGCTTAGCGGCTTAGCGGCTTAGCGGCTTAGCGGCTTAGCGGCTTAGCGGCTTAGCGGCTTAGCGGCTTAGCGGCTTAGCGGCTTAGCGGCTTAGCGGCTTAGCGGCTTAGCCTGCCGCCTACACGCTAAGCCGCCGAGAAACACGCAGCACTACGCTACCACGTCGTAAAGTGTGTTAGCTTCACCTTACACCCTGTAACAATGCTACCATGTGACGACATGCGTTAACACCAAGGTGGCCGCGCGATTCCTAGATATTGCCCAGCGCTGCCAGCTCGCACCCTGCCACCTAGTGGCCGGGCCTGCCGGGTGGCAGGGTGTCAAAGGGGGTGTCGCGGCTTGCCTGCCGGGTGGTTTGGGGGTGGCACCCCCCGGGGGTGGCCTTCGATAGCGGATCGCGGGGCGACGCTATGGCGCCGAGCCGCAACAATCCCCAGTTTTCATACTGCCTGCTATCATATTTCATTTATATTTCAAGCACTTAGCCACAAAACCCCCAAATTCCACAAACCGAAAATCCAAAATTTTCAAAATTTCACTTGACCGGACCCGGACAACCATGCCACAAGATCGCATTCCTCCCTGTTGGACTTGACCGACCGTGAAAAAAGACCCCCTTCCCGCGAACAACCACGGAAATGGAGCCCGCCCAGCTTCGGCAATGGGCACGCGGTCGGCCATGCTCGCCGCAGAGCGGAAGGAAACCACAGCTTCCGAGAACGCGGAAAGCCGGGGTGTTCAGGTTCGAGAAAACCGCAGTGGGGTGGAGCGTGCATTGGCAGACCATGCCCACAAAATGCACCCAGCCCCCACCCAGCGCCGAGCTCCCGGTAATGGAGCGAAGTGCTGACATGGCTGAGAACTTTCTCGCCAGCCACATCAAAGGGTTAGCCAAATCGGGGCCGGTGCCCGGGCAGAGATTTCCCGACATGGGCAAGCCGCCCTTCAAGGCCCCCACCCCATCCGGCCAAAAGGCCATGCCTGCAGGTTCTCTGCGCCAGACCCTGACCATGCCCGCCGCGCCGCAGCAGGCCCCCAACGCGGGGCCGGTGCCTGCCATGTTGAGGCAGAAGCCGCCGCCCGTGGACAAGGGCAGTGCGGTGCGCGCCAGCCCTAAGCAGGGGTTGCCACAGCGTGACGGGGTGCAGTCGGGCTATGGCGACAGGCCGAGCATGACGGCTGAGCAGAAAGCCGGGCCGGTCAATCGCACCAACGTTTCCGCCACGGCGCCGCGATCCGGCATTGAGGCGGCCATGCACGCCCAAGCTGACAAGCTGCATCCACGGCCCGGGCAGAAGTCCAGCGGCAGGCGGTAGCCATGAGCATGCAGGACAAGCGTGTTCAGTGGTCGGCACTGCCGGTCACCATGCCCGATGGGCAGTTGATGCCGCATATGTCGGCCCGAGCCCGCACCGCCATGGTGGACGCTGTGTTTCAGGGGGCGGGCGGGTTTGAGCGCATGCTGGCTTGGGTTGAGAAATCCGACGAGAACTACGGCGAGTTCCTTACCAAGATATGGGCCAAGGGCGCGGCCAAGGTGTCCAGCACTGAGCTCAATGTGAGCGGCGGGGTGGAGGACTTGCTCGCCAAGCTGGACGCGGGCGAGCACGCCCGAGTGGTGGGAGAGAGTGATTGACACACCCACTAGCTATGGTAAGGTTACTGGGTCACTTCGGGGGAGTATCCCGCCACGTCCCCCGTTGGCTTGTGCCTTGTCCCCACAGCCCCCGAGGCGACAACCCCCATGGCTGACGAGAAGGCAATGCTGGCCAACCTGTCCCGGTGCCGGGACGATCTGGAGTTTATGGCCAAGCAGTGCCTCAGCCTGCGCGCCAAGGACGGGGCCACCATCACCCTAGAGCTTAACCCGGCCCAGCAGGAGCTGCACCGCCAACTGGAGGCACAGAGGGCGGCCAAAGGCTGGGTGCGGGCCATTGTGTTGAAAGGTCGCCAGCAGGGTATCAGCACCTACACCGCCGCCCGTTACTATTGGCGCGCGTCCATGCGGCGCGGGGTCAACGTCTATATCCTTAGCCACGAGCAGACAGCCTCTGACACACTGTTCAGCATCGTGGACCGCTACCACCGCAACAACCCACTGGCCCCGCATGTCGGGACTTCCAACGCGAAGGAGCTGGAGTTTGATCGTCTGGATAGTTCATATGCCGTTGCCACGGCGGGTGCCAAGGCTGGTGGCCGATCCAAGGCCATTTCCCTGTTCCATGGCTCGGAGGTCGCGTTTTGGCCAAACGCATCGGAGCATTTTGCAGCGTCTGTGCAGGGTGTTCCACTCGCGCCGGGAACGGAGATTATCTTGGAGAGCACCAGTGCGGGTGCGGGCGGCGAATTTTATGAGAGGTTTCAAGATGCCCAAGCGGGTCGGGGAGATTACATCGCGGTGTTCCTTCCGTGGTGGCTCAGCCCCGAGTACGAGCGCACGCCGGACTTCGGATTTGTCCTGACAACCACAGCCTCTGACGACGGTGGCCTATCAGAGCTGGAGTATGCCGAGCTGTTCATGTCGGACCTGCCACAGCAGGTGATGCTGCGGAAAATGGCATGGCGCCGCTCGAAGATTTCCGAGTTGCGATCAGACGTTTTGTTTCGGCGGGAGTACCCGGCCACCCCCGCCGAGGCGTGGACTGCCCCGCCCGGCCATGAGCCCTTCATCAACTCGCTGGACGTACTCAGGGCGCGTAAACGCAAGGGCATTGAGGGCATTGGGCCACTGATCATTGGGGTGGACCCTGCCAGCAATGGCGGCGACAGGTTTTCGGTGGCGCGGCGGCGCGGCATGCAAGTCAGCAAGGTGGAGCACCGCAACAAGATCGACATTCTGGAGGCGTTTGCTTGGGTCAAGATGATCATCGACACCGAGCGACCGGCCCGGGTGAACATCGACGCCGGTAACATTGGCGCCAATCTGATCACCATGCTCAAAGCATTGGGTGAGCCCTACCTGACAGTGGTGCGTGGTGTGAACTTCGGCGGCACGTCAGAGGCCAAGTTGGCCAAGCCAAAAGTGCCGGGGCCGCGCAACAGGCGGGCGGAAATGTGGGCGCGCGTGAGGGACTGGCTCATGTTGCCGGAAGGCGCAAGTATCCCCGACGACGAGGCCCTGCAGGCCGATCTGACTGCACCCAAGCTCAAACCCCAGTTGGACAACGATTTTCTGCTTGAGAGCAAAGAGGACATGAAGAAACGTGGGATCAGGTCGCCAGACCTTGGGGACAGCGTGGCCTTGACTTTTGCGACGAATGAGCATTTTCTTACCTACCATCAGCCTGTAGTTGAGCGCAGCTATGGTGATGTGGCGGTACAGCCCAGCCCGATGCCAGTAGTGGGCTCGTGGTCTGGGTCAAACAGTTGGATGGGATGATGGCACAGCGTACACCGGACGACCCAGACACCAGCCGCGAGAAGCCTGAATTTGAGCTGCCCGAGGGCTATGGGAACATGGACGACTTTTTGTCGGAAATGCGCACCCTGTTCACGGATGATCTGAACGCAGACACCTTCAACCGGCAAGCGGCCATGGAGGACTTGGGGTTTGTGACGGGCAACCAGTGGGATGCCGACACTCTACAACGTCGCAGTGCGGCGAAAAAGCCGACACTGACGATCAACCGGCTGCAGGCGTTCATGGCGCAAGTCTTGGGGTCACGGCGGCAGAACGAGACGCAAATTCGGTTTGTGGCTGACAATGGTGGAACTGTGCAAGTGGCTCAAATTCGTGAGGATTTGGTGCGCAGCGTCCAGAAAGAAAGCCGGGCCGGTGCTGCCTATGATAACGCCCTAATGGGGTCTGTGGCTTGTGGGATAGGCAACTTTGAGGTTGAGCTGAACTGGGAAGATGGCGATGTTTGGGTGCAAAAGCTCAACATATGCCCCATTTTGGATCACCTTGGGGTGCTATGGGACCGCCGCATGACGGACCCGACCGGGCG